CAGATGTCGACGACTGAAGCCATAGGCCCTCACAAAAACAAAGGGCCGAGGCTGTTTATCCTCGGCCCCCTGGTCAAACGGTTTGAAGCCTAAGCTCTAGCCGGTTTCATCGACCGGCTGGACACGTCTTTTTGCGGCGCGTCTTCAGTCGGCTTCTTGGCCGCGACGATGTGCTCGTAAAGGGGTCCGGAGTGTTCAAACTCCTCGCCCTCTTCACGCAGCTGGTTGTCGTAGTGCCTGCACAGCGAACGAACCCACATCGCTTACTCCTGCTTCCACGCCGCGCGAGCGGCGTCCAAGACGGTACGAAGTACTAGCTGACCGAGAATCCGGACGGCCGTGCGATGTTCCGCGGGACGGTGTTGCTGACGTAGGCATCGAACGCGCCGGCCGTCAGGACCGCGGTGCCAACGCGCCACACGATCCGGATGTACTGGCGCAACCCGATCGGAGGATTCGCGACCAGCAGAATCGCTCCCTGCGTGGCGCTTGCCACCGGGACAACTGGACCGGCCAGCGCATCCGCGAAGGTAGCGTTATCCGCCGAGTCCTGCAGGACCGCCTGAATCGTTGCCGAGCCGCCGGAGGTTGCCGTGGTGGCCACCTTGGCGACGATCCAGAGCTGTTCGCCGGTCATGGCGAGGTCCGATGCGTTCGGAAAGACGGAGTCGTAAACGTTGGTGCTTGCCGTGTCGGTCTCTGCGGTGACGACCTGGGCGGAAGCGAGGACGGTTTCAGAATCGAGCATTCCCATTTTTTTGTTCTCCTGCCGGGGCCTTTCGGCCCCAGCCGTTGGATTTCTTTGTTCGCCTGCGAGACCTGAGTCTCGACTGCTTACGAGACCTGGCTCTCAGTCGCGAGGATCTGGTCGACGGTCAACACCGGAACGCCCATGAACATGAGCTGCCCGCCCTGAATGCCGGTACCGCTGCCTGCCACCGATCCGGCGCCGACGGTGCCGTACTGGTTGACTGCCTCGGTGAAGCTCAAAGCGTTCTGGCTCTTGTCCAGTGCGCCGATCGACAGCATCTCCTTGACCGTGCGGCTGCACATGAAGGTCGGCGTGCCCATACCCATGGAGGGGATGCGCGCGAGCGCCTTGATCATCAGCTTGTTGATCCAGGTGGATGCGGTGATGGCCTGGGTGCCGCTCTGGCCGATCAGGTCAGCTGCGAGGACGTTGGCGATGCGAACCGCATAGCGCCAATCCTTCACATGCAGCCCGTACTTCCACTGCCAGAGTTCGGCGTACGCGCGGAAGCGGTTGTTCGAGGCGTCGAACGCGTCGATGATGCCGAGATCTTCCTGCACCAGGCCGGCCTTCGAGCCCTTGGGGTAGATGCCGGTGACGGTGTTCTCGCCCCACACCACCAGCCAGATGCTGGTGTTGGTGTTGCCGGTACCGCCGGCGTCGATGATGTTCGCGCCCGAGGTTGCCGACTTCTGGTTGTAGCGCGGAGTCAAGCCGAGCACGCCGTCTTTGGTGGTCGACGTGTCGCCGTAGACCACAGACTGCGCGAAGGACTCATTCATCGCTTCGATGAACGCCAGGCCCTCCGACAGACGGAACGCTGCGGTGTTGCCGTTCAGCTCGGCCAGGTCCTTGTCGATCTCGTTGCGGCCTTCGAGCATGGCGCAAACGTCTTCGATGGTCGCGCGGCCGGACTTCGACACCGCAACGCCCTTGTAGAACTGGCGGAAGCTCACCGTGGGCAGGCCGACGCGCACCACAGCCTTGTGGCCGGTGGGCAGGTTGCCTTCGATGAAATTCATGTACTTGATGAGTTCGTTCGACTGGTTCAGAAGCTCGGCGACGACTGCTACTTTGCCGTCGGGGCCGAAGCTCTTTGCGATGTCGATGAGAGTGTTGTGCCCGGAATTCAGGGGAAGGTTTGCCATGGCGGTTTAGTGCTCCTTTATGCGGTCTTGTCGTACAGAACGGCGGTAGCCGAGGCCTTGCTCGCTGGAGCTGTGCCTGCGACAAACGTGTCCTCACTGAGTGCCTTACCGGCCTTGTAGAGCAGCCGGATCATCTCCGGATGGTTCCCAAGTCCAGTCGAGACCAGCAGCTTGTTCAGTTCAGGCGACCCGAACGTGTCGAGTGCCTTCTTAGCGGTTCCGAGGTTCACCTGGAGGTTGTCGCCGCCGAATTCCTTGTCGGCCTGCGACGCGTCCAGCCATTCCTTGCGAATCGCCGTAACCTGCTCGATCTGGCGCTCCGCGATCTTCGGCGCCATTGAGTCGAGTAGCTTCTGTGCCGCGAGCTGTGGCAGGTTCGCATCCTTGGCACCAGCTTCAAACGCAGAGAGCAAAGTCGAGTCGTACGCCGTTCCTTCGGGCGCCTTGAACTCGTACTTTTCCGGTGCGCCTAGAGCTGCCAGCGCGTCGGCTGCTACCTTCGCCGCGGCGGTCGCCGTTGCGTCGGTTGCTGCCTGGGCGTCGGTTGCTGCCTTGGCTGTTGCTGCTGCAGCTGCTGCTGCCTGGTCTGCTGTTGGAGCGGGCGCTTCCGTGCCTAAGAGAACTGCAGGCACTTCAGCGGCCGCCACCGGCGGGGCTGCGACTTCAGTTGGGATTGGTGTCGCTACCGTCGCTTCTGCGGGCATCGTTACTCTCTTTCAACATCTCGGTGTAGAGGTCGGCACACGTCCGGTGGATCAGGTCGAGGGTGCGGTTTCCGTAATTGCGGTTGCCTTCGTTGAACGCCATTTGCATCGCATTGGTGTTAAACGAAAGCCGGAAAACGCCGGCCTGTTCCAGCAGACGCCACACGATCCTGCGTCCACGTTTGCTACCCATCAGCCACTTCACATCCAGCGCTTCAACTTCGCTGGTCAGGCGTCTCCGGGTTGCTTCAGCTTCCCGGTTGACCCGCTGCCCATCGAGGTCGGTTGGATCGTAAGCGGTACTCACAGTGCTCAGTCTCCGGCCAGCTCGCGGCCTTACGGGTATCCGCGCTAGAATGGCGCGATGGATCGCCGTAGGTTTCTCAGACTCTTCGTGGCCGCCGGCCCGCTGGCAGCAGTGGCGCCCACGTACTTTTTCGCCCCGAGGGGCGACTGGAACTTCGGACCGTCCCAGCGCATCCTCACGCGGTCATTCGGTGGGGGGGTTCCTTCGATCCTGATTACTGGCGGGATGCGCAGCGTGCGCAAGACTTGGCGCCGATGAAAGCGCTTGCCTACGTGTGGCGCTGACCGTTTTACTTTTTGTCGTAGAGGGTTTTGCCGGCCTTGGTCGCTTCGCCCGAGACTTCCATGTCGGTGATCTGCAGGCCGATCGAGTTCTCGGCGCCGCCGACCATGGTCTCGTAGCCGCTTTTGCTGGTGACCTTGGCCTTGGCGATGATCGAGACCTCGTCGCCTACTTCGACGCCGGTGCCGAGGCCCAGCTTGTCGAGCGCGTCATTGTCCAGGTTGATCGACAGGCCGTAGGGATACTGTGGCGAGTCCGCGACCGTCGGGCACTCGTTCTGTTCCTTGGCTTCCTTCTTGCTCATCTTCATGCTGACCATTGCGGCTCCTATACCTGCGCAAAGTTACTCATGTCCTGGAGGGCGTTCGACTGACCGCCCTGGGTGGGCGCCGCCGCGAGGTTCTTGGCCGTCTGCGACTGCTGCTGCATGGCCTGGGCCTGTGCCTGGGCCGCCTGTGCCTTCGCCCGCGAGGCCCGGATCGCCGCCACCTGGTCCGGCGGAACGATCAGCTTGGGATCCACACCCAGCATGTCGGAGTACACGTCCGCCCACGCGTCCGGGTCGAAGTTGTCTGTCACTTCCGGTTTGAAGCCGGCGACGGTGGCGATCGACGCCACAAAGCGATCGATTCCGTTGGTGCCAATCGCGCGCTGTGCCTGCGCCAACATGCTGATCAGCTCGACATTCAGCGACTGGCCCTGCATGTCAGGCGGCGCCGGCGGTACCAGACCGGCCTCCAGCATGTGGGTAAAGGTGGTCTCGATCAGTGGATACAGCAGCTCGTTGCTTAGCCGCTCAAGCACTGGCCCGATCATCAGCAGCTTCTCTTCGTGCCGTTCCGCGACCTCGGTCGCGGTCATGTTCGGGTTGGTGTTGTTATCCAGCATCATGAACATATCGGCGAAGAATGAGGCGTTGATCCGCGAGCGGCAGTCCTGGATGTCGGCGAGCAGATGCCCCAGGTCCAGGTCGACCTTGAACAGGCTGGTGACGGCGGCGCCGTTCGCGCCACCGTCCATGTAAGTGATTCCGCCGGGCAGCCGGTTCACGTCCTGGTTCTTCAGCGCCGTCGGCGCCTGCAGCGGCGGGTTGGTCTTGTAGTCGATCGCGTTGGCCTTGCGCAGCTGCTCGTGCTGCAGCTGCTTGATGTCGCCGAGGGCTTCCATGCCTGGCGAATTGCCGTAGATGTCGCCGCCGGCCACCGCCCAGCGCGGTACCACCGCGGGGAACTGTTTGAAGCCGCTCTCGCGCAGCAGCTGCTCGCCGTTGCCGCCCAGCTCGAAGTAGATCGAGCGCCACGCCATGTTCTTCGCGTCCTTCATGCGTGGGTCGCGGTCGGCCCTGGGCTCGATCGCGTGGATCAGCGGGATCCAGGTATCGAGGCCCTTGCCGCCGTCGTACAAACTTCTCACCGTCTGCGAGCAATTCGTGTAGCCGAACTCTTTGACCATCGATGAGACCGGCATCTCAAACTCGCGGTACAGCGTGCACGTGTTGCCCTGGGCATCGGTCGCGATCGCGTACTCGCCGCAGGTCAGCGGGTAGTGGTGGATCACGTTCTGGAAGTCGGGCAGGATGATGGAAGCGGCCGTGCCGAACGCCCCCAGCTCCTCGTACATCTGGTGCAGCGCGCGGTAGGTATTCGATTTCTGGAAGATCATGTGCATGCGCTTCGACACGTCGTCGAGCCACAGCTTGACCGGCTGAAAGTCGTTCATGTCCGGGTCGGGTGTGCCCAGCCGAAACCACGGCCGCGCCGGCGAAGTAGCGCCGCCCATCAGCCCGGCGCCCAGGGTGCGCAGCGCGCGGATCCCGGTGTTGTCGTAGATGTTGTTATTGCGCCGATCGCCCTTGTTGCGGTCCTGGCGGAAGTAGCGGCCGGCGCGCGGAAGAATGTAGGTGGTGATCTGCTCCCAATGCGTCCACCAGCTGCTGCGCTCGGTCTTCAGTTGCCCCCAGCGGAGGAGTGCCTGCTGGCGTAAAAGCTTGTTGTCTGCCATCGTCTTATGACCCCAAAAGCGTAGGTTTGCCCAGGCTGAGTGAGCCGCCGCCCACGCCGCCCGGTCCGGTCAGCATGGTGGACCCCACGCCCACCTTCGAAGCGTTTGCGGCCTGGGTCAGAATCGAGGAAATGTCCGGAGTCTGCTGGTTGGCGGCGTTGGTGGCGGTCTCGTTCTTGCGCTCGGTCGACAGCGACGCGGCCTCGGCCGTCTGCGTGGCCGTGGTCTGATTCTTCAGCGCTGCCTGCTGGTTGTTGTTCGACTTGATCCCGTTGTACGCGGCGAGTCCGGTGCCCAGACCGGCCACGCCCAGACCTGCGATCGCGATTGCTGTGGTGAGTCCCGACATGCTTGTCTCCTATTCCTGCTCGAAGGCCGACGACATGGGGAAACCGATGAACTCGACATTGTCGAACTCGCCCGCGGGCACCTTGGGATTTCTGCTTTCCGGATCCACAGCCACGAAGGTCACGCCGGCGTAGTGGCCGCAACCGTCGTCGAGCTCGCCGGTCTTGGTGAACGGGTTGTAGTTGACCAGGCACGGATAGCCGGCAGCGTGCGCAGCCAGTTCCGTCTCGCTCGTGTAAACGACCAGCTTGTTGATGCGGCTCATGCTCTTACTCCCCGGTGATCGTGATTGTGTCGCTCATGCTCTTACTCCCCGGTGATCGTGATTGTGTCGCCGTTGTCCTGCCGGCGTGAGAGCAAAAGGTCTGCCTCATTGGTGAACTCTGCTTCCGCCTCTTCCACAGTCTTGGCCGTGGTGGGGAACAGCATCGTCATAGCGACATCTCCGCGCGCAGCAAATACCTGCTTGCGCCCGGCCGACGCTGGGAGCACGTTGTACCCGTCCAGTTCGGCAAATCCGTCATTCAGTAGCATGTCCGCACGGCCGTTCACTATCAGCAGCGTCGCCCGCTGGATCAGGGCGCCGGTGATCAGCGTGCCCGGCTTCAGCCGCACCGTGCGCGCGTACATCCCGGCATGGAACACATGCTCGGTAGCGATCGGCAGCTGCTGGGCCTGAATCGCCGCATCTTCAAAACGCCTGACCTGGTCCAGCCGCTCCGGGCTGATCGCGGGTACCATTGCGTAGGTTTCACAATCCTGGTACCGCGGCGTCGACGGCCTCAGCGATTCGAGCGCGTTCACGCGAAGCTCCGGCAATAAACCAGGCCGGTGCAGCTGTACGCGCGCAGCGCAGCCAGCACATAGTTGAAGCGGCTGTAGGCCGGTGCGGAGTAGAGGATGGCCACGCATTCTGCTTGTTTTGCTTCCTCCTCAATCGCATCCATCAGGGCGCGCCCGGTACCGCCGGCGCGATGGGATGCAGCCAGGAACACACTCTCGACCGTCGCCACCTTGCGCCCGTAATGGGGTAGCACGCTCATCAGCACGGAAGCGAACCCGACCAGGCGCTCGCCATCAAACACGCCAAAGCAGCTCATCAGCCCCGCGGCCTCGAGCTGCGCGTAGGTCTCGCCCTGCTGGTCGATCTTGCCGATTTGAGGGATTGAGCACTCGGCGGCGTACTCGTCGATCAGCTCTTGTGCGTTGGCAGCACAGAGGATCTCCGAGTGACTGACCCGCCGAATAAGAGTCCGCGTGCTCATGGTCTGAGGCTAGGGCAGGCTTTATACGTTACGGGTATCCTCAAGGAGAGGCGCTGCTTCCACGCCAACGGCGAAGCTGCTTCGAACGCTTCACTCGTTTTCGGGTGAAGGGGATAAGCCTCACCCGCGCTAGTGGCTTCGCAGCCTGACGTCGGAGCGGGTGAGGATAACTCCCCACAGGGGGTTCCGACAATGATCAAGCCAACCAACGGCCGCGTAGTTTGGTTCTGGCCGCTGTACTTCCTCCCGAGCGATATAGCGGACAGCAGGGTGCTGGACGCCGAGGGTGTCGCCTCCGACCCATTGACTCAGCCCCAGGCCGCCATGATCACCTGGGTGTGGGGGGATGATTGTGTCAACCTCGTCACGTTCGACGCCAACGGCGTACTATCCCCCAAGCTGAGCGTGTGCCTGTACCAGGGTGAAGGCGATCGCCCAACGTTCCCCTTCTGCGAGTGGATGCCGTACCAGGTTGGCCAGGCCGCGATGCAGGCAGCCAAGACGCCCGAGCCAGCCTAGATCCTTGAGTAAGGGTCGTATTCCTTCGGCTGCGCTCGCGCGCCCATGCCTGGCAGCGTGGTCATGCCGCCCGGCATGTCCGGGATCGCGAATGTCAGCGCCAGCGCGTCCGCGAGATCCGGAGACCGCCCCAGGCGTTTCTTGATCTGGTCCTTACTCTCGATCTGGAATTTGCCGTTGTGGAAGAAGTAGGTGGGGCTGCACAGCTCGTGCACCAGCTCGGGGATCTCGGGCAGCGATCCACCGGCCTTCACCCAATCCGCCATCTTCATCCACATCTCCGCCCTCAGGTTGAAGTAGCGCGGATCGTTCGCCGGCCCGTTGAACTGGATCGCGTAGACGTTGTGGCCTGCAGCTCGCATCACGTCGACGGCGCCGTGGGCCCAGCCCACCGTGTCGTCGAAGAAGCACAGGATCTCCTCCTCGCCGAATGCGGTGGTCTCCGCCCAATCGATCTTCTTGGCCATCACGCTGCCGGCTATGTTCACCGACACCGCGGAGTCGCGCGCGTGGCGCATGATCTTCGGCGTAAACGACGCGATGCCCTGGCGTGGGAAGGTCACCGTGCGATCGTCGCCGAACCTGGCCACGTCGGTGCCCAGCCGCTTCTGCGCCCAGCTGTAGGTCTCCGGCCGCGGGTGCAGGTTCATCGCGCGCTCGACATCGTCCGACGACAGCAGCTGGTTGATCGAGCCCGGCGGGAATAGCCCGAGGATGTAGGCCATCACCCAGGGATTGTCGCGGCCGTAAAGCGCAATCTGCTGGCGCGCCCACTCAATGTCGACCCGCGGCGTGCGCTTCGGATCATCCGGATCTGCGGTGATCGAAATGACTTCCCACAGCGGGTTCCCCTGGTCATCGCTCTGGCTGCGCCCGCGCGTGGTCACGTCGTACAGCAGGCCGGTCTGCGAGGTGGTGTTGCCGGCGGTGATGATCAGGCCGTCTTCGCAGCTGGTCAGGCCCTGCTCGGCCGACTTCACCATGTTGGGCGGAATGTCGCCCGATTCATCGATCAGATAGAACGGGTAGCGCGAGTGCTGGCCCGACAGCGTCCGG